TTCTCGCCCAGCTTCGGTATTAGGTAGCGTAGCTTCAAACGTAAGACCGTCTTCGTCGATACTGAGCTTCATAGTCTTAGGCGTGCGAGCGAGCGGTATCTTGCTCGTATCATGCCCGACGAGAAGCCGTACGTCGTGTAGGTCTGCGTTATCGAGTGCGCCACGTTTAATAATTTCGATATAGCTACCGCTAATATCGTTTATACGAGTCGGCGTATCGTATACCACCGGTCGCCCACTCAAAATAAGAGCTTTTTCGCCGTCTGCCGTCGGCTCGTTTGCTCGTATTTCCGTTACTCTGATTTCTTTCATATTGCTACCTCTTAACAATTTTGCTCGTACGTATCTATTACCCCTCTAATACTTATTACGTCTTCGAGAGCGTCGGCGATACGTGAGAGCTCATAGATAAGCGATATTTTAAAGAGACTGTCGAGACTGTCGTCGTCATCGTTCATATACTCAGTTACCCGAGTATCTATATATTCTTCTAAGCCGTTATTCTTCATACCGTTATTTTGTTTTTATCGGCTATCGGAAAGCCGAAGTAATATACTGTACCGTCTTTTCTTCGTATCGGCGTGTACTTTCTGCCGGTTATCTTCGGTACGTTGTCCATACAATCGCACCGCTCGCCCACGTCCAGAGAAGCGCCACAGAGCTCGCAGATTTTATAATCTGAGCGTACCTTACTCGTCATTGTTACCGCCCTCGCTAAGCCGGTTATCGGGCTTTTTGCCGAGCTGGTACTCGGTAGCTACGCTCTGGTCTATCATATTAAGAGCCTGTAGCCGCTTGTCGCCGTCTTCGACGCTCGGTAAGTTAAGTATCTCGAGCGCTTGGTTAATCGTAAGAAGACCGTACGGCGCAAGCTGAGCGATAAGCGAGACTTTCGTCTTATTACTGGTAAACTGTAGCCGCCCAGACTCGAAGACGATACTATTACCGAAAGCTTGCTCTCGGTCGTTAAAGACTTTAGCGGTAAACTCTTGAGAAAGAGCTATTGCTATCGGCTCGAGCGTGCTCTCGTAGAAAGCGGCGTACTCGTCTTCTGTATACGAGCTATTAACGATACTCTCGGTAAGCCCGAGATAGTTATATATCTTCGTCTTAATCTCTTTAGCTTGGTCGGCGTCGAGTATTACCGGCTTATGGTCTATCGGCTGGTAGCTCATTTTCTGGTCTGTAGCAATTACGCCGCCCTCGTTGCCCATTTCGAGATAGTCTTTTACGAAAGCGTCTTTCTCTTCTTTGAGCTTCGTCGGGCTCATAATCTGAGTAAAGCTTAAGATACCTCTAATCGAAGCGCCGGCTTTAATACCGCTAATAATACCGTCGTTCTGGGTCTGAGCGAGCTCGATACCAGAAGCGATAGCGCTATTATCTTCGCCGAGTATCTCGCTCTCGTTAAAGAAGCGCCGTAAGTGGATTATATCGGCGTAAGGTAGAGTCACCTCTCTACCGTCTCTCAACATGAAACCACAGAAGAGGGCGCCGGTAGCGTCGCTCAATATATCGACGTGAGTAGCCGTAACAGGGTAAATAGCTCTTACGCTACCTCGCTCGTCTCGGTCGAGATAAGCGAAAGCGTTGTTATACAGGAAGAGCCGAGTCGTAAGCTTATAGAGAAAGTCGTAAGCGCTCATATAGCGGTTAGGTCTCGTCTGTAAGAGCCGGTTAAGTCTTCCGTCTGTGGTATCTTGTCTCTCGCCGCCGTACGTGACTACGTGAGAGCCTTTAAGCTTACCAGCGTTACGAGCTATAGCGTCTACCGCTTCTCTGAAAATGTCGTTACTGTAGGCGTCGCCGCCGTAGCTCGAGAAGCCGTATATAGACTCGTTTACGAGCTCGGTCGTCGTTCTGGGTCTTGTCTTTCTAAAAAGTCTATCTAAGATACTCAACTAATCACCTCTCTATAGACTTGTGTCTTCTTTCGTTTTTACTCTCGGCACAGGGAAAGAGGAAAGTATATTACAGATTTCTTCATTGAGTACCGAGAAGCTCGCTATATTGTCGAGAGCGATATACGTCGTAGCGTGCTTTATATCTGGGCTCTCGATAGCAAGAAAGCCGTCTATCGTCGGCGCTTGCCATTGTACCCGAGCGCCGTCTATCGGGTAGCCGGTCTTCTGTACAATTCTCAGTAAAATAGGCTTATCCATATTACCGGCTTACCTCTCTTTCTAAAAAATATCCTATTACCCTTATTATTCATTATACTACTAATACCATATTACTGTCAAATACTGTATTACTATATTACTGAGTAAGACAATAATAAAAGCGTACCAGTATAGACCGATACGCTCGTATTATCCGTATTAAGTTATTACCGTATTACTTTACCGTCTTACCGATTTTTACGCTCTTGTTTTCTGGTAGCTCGAGATTATTTAAGTCGAACGGTACGCCGTCGTCGTCTGGCATTACGTAAGCTCGAGTAGTACCCTCTTTATAGCAATTATACGCCGGTAAGAAGTCGTAGAAGAGAGAGCCTTTAGAGCCGTTACGGTTTTTCAGTACCTTAAGCTCTATCGGTAGCGGCTCGCCGGCGGCGCCGTCTTTATCCATTTTCTCGAGAAGCTCACGTACTCGGGTATTATGGTCTTGAGTAGTCTCGTAGACTTGCTTTTTCTTGCCGGTATCTGGGTTAGTGTACCAGTGCTTCTGGTAGTCCATGCCGTGATACTGCATAGCGAGAAGTATATCGCTCGAGTATTCGATACCGCTCGACTCTCTGAAAGAGCCCATACTCACCGGCTCGAGATAGCTCGTACGATTGAAAGCCGATATTACGAGTACTGGTATATGGAAGTCTCGAGAGATTACCTTAAGCCGAGTAACGTCGTAGTCTGTAAGAAGCCGCTTATCGGCGGTCTTGGCGAGCTCGCTCGGTTGTAGTATCTGTAAGTAGTCGAGTATTACAAAAGGTCGTTTATTGGTCGCTTTAATATGTATATCTACTATCTCTCGTACCTTGTCTACGTCTACGTCGTTTTCGCCGACGAAGATACGAGTATTCTCGCTGAGCTTCTGGGTAGCTTCGAGCGCTTCTACGAAGAGCTTACCTTTTTCGTCTGCACCTTGCCCGATAGCCACGCCGCCGACTCTGCCGCTAAGTATATCTCGAGTAGTAAGCCGGTACTTCTGCCGGTACTGGTCTTTCTCTGTGAGTAAGTGAGTATAGCGGCTTATCGTCTTAGCGTTGAGCTCGTTTTTACTCATCTCGAGAGAGAAGATAAGTACATCTTTACCTCGCTCGGCGAGCTGGGTCGCAATCTGTAAAGCGAAGCTCGTCTTACCGAGAGAAGAGATAGCGCCCAGAAAGATAAGTTGCTCGCCCATTAAGCCGCCGTCGAGCTTATCGTCGAGAGCCGAGAAGCCGGTCGCCCAGACTTCGCCGTACCCTTGCCGACGAGCGTTTATATCGGCTTGTAAGTCCTCGAGAGCCGTCTTATTATCCGTGAGCTCTCTATAAGCCTTAATAGTCTCGGCTTGCTCTTCTGGCGTTAAGTCCTCGAAGCGCTTTTTCTCATCCATACTAATTACCTCGCTTTCTGTTTGCTCTGTCTCGTAAGAAGCTACCGTAGCTCTTGCCGGTCGCTCGCTCTTCTTTTTCTTTCTTCTGGGCGTAAGCTTTCTTTTCTTCGGCGGTAAACTCGATATGACCGACGAGACGCTTACACTCGGTCGCCGCCTTATTAAGAGTCCGCTCTAAGTACTTTCTACTCTTGCCGGTCGCCCTGTAGAGACCAGAAGACCGAAAGAGCCGCTCGGTAAGTCCTCGGTCACTCGTGAAGCCGTAGAGGTACGTACAGAGCGCTTGGTCGGCTCTGCTATGGTCGCCGCCGTAACCGCTCGTATCGCCGCCGTAAAGAGCTTCTACGAGCTTGCCAGTACTACCGCTTACAAAGATACGCTCGAGTATCTCGGCGTCGCTCAAACGCTTTACTTCTTCGAGCCACCTCTCGTAAGTATAGCCGGTAGCACTTGAGACCACGGAAGAAGCGGTAGCCGGTCGCTGGGTACTCGGCTTCTCTATCGGCTCTACCTCTCGAAAGTACTTTTCGTAGAGCTCGGCGACTTGCTCGGTACGTTCGGCTACTTCGTAATCGCCTACTACGTCGCCGCTTACGGTCATATACCCAGAGTCGAAGAGCTGGTACTCGGCTTTATCGGAATGAGTAAAAATATCTTCTTTCGACTTGGCGAGCTTCTTAATATCTGCCGGTAGCTCGCCCAGAAAGATTATATGTAAGCCTGTACCGCTCGGCGAGACTTCGGTATACGAGTCTAAGAGCTTCATTATCTCGTTAGCTTCTCGGGTCATTACCCGACGCTCTTTATCGACGACGTTATCTAAGTCGAGACCGGCGACGCCTGTACCAGAGAAAGCGATACCGACGCCGGCTATCTCTACGTCGAGAAGACCGTCTACGCCCTTTACCCTTACGTGAGCCGTCTTACCTATCTGAGCGGCGGCTTCGTCGTAAGTAGCTAAGCTTCTCGGGTCGTCGCTCGAAGCGTTGTAGAGCGTGTAAGGGTTTACCGGCGGCTTATCGTAGCCACCTACGCCGCTATGCTTCTTCTCGTTCCATATAAGAGGGTAGCAAAGCCATATCTTACGGTCTCGAAGCTTCTCTAATTGTTTCGGTAGTTGCATATTATCACCTCTCGCCGCCCAGCTCGCCCAGATACTCGGGTCTATACATGAGACCACAGGAGAAGCCATTGTAGCGGCGGCTATATTACTGTATTACTGGTATATACGGTATTATCAAGTAATACCCCTCTGCCAAATTTCCGCAAGAGAGGAAAAGAAAAGTC